GTCCAGTCATAAGTTGTCCTGTTGGTCCAGGTCCAGGTCCAGGTCCACCACCAGAAGAAGAAGAAGATCTTCTCCCCCCACCTTCTTTTTGTTTTGCTAAGAGAAAATCAATTGCCTTTTCAAATTTATTGTTAAGTGATTCAAATCTTCTTAAATCATTTTGAGGAATGGAAACTAAATTTCCAGGTTCAACTAATGCCTTCTGTTGCTGTGTTAGATCCTCTAATCTTTGCTGTGTCTGTTCTCCTCCCCCACTTCTATTGAATAGACTACTTGCCAGTCCAATTCCTCCTGCAACTAGTCCTGCCTTACCTGCAAATCTTCCGAACTTACCTAAAGAACTTCCTGCTCCTGCTGCTGCAGATGCTGCTGGAGCAGCACTTCCACCAAGTCCAAGTAGTCCTTTACCTAAACTTTTAGCAACTGACACTCCAACAGCAGCTCCAATTGCTGGAAGATATGTTGCACCAATGCCAAGAAGTGGACCTATAATTTTTGTGGGATCCCCACTTAAAATTGCTTCCAATAAATTAAATGCTGCTAATCCTCTAATAGAACCACCAACTCCACTAAAGAATGATCCAACATATTTTTTAACTCCTCCAAGTATATCAGTTTTTTTATCTCCTAATTCTTTCTTTCCAAATATTCTACCTCTATTTGCAATTCTTTTTCTATATTCATCTACTTCCTTTTGATTAGTTTCTTTAGAAGTCTTATAGTCATCAGCAATGACTTGAAGAATTCTTTCTAAATTATTTTTAGTTTGTTCAAGATTTAAAGTTATCTTTCCAAAGTATGAAACATCTCTTTTTGTTGTTTCTATTCCATCATTTTGTCCTAATGATGCTGAGGATAATTTATTTACTATCTGTTGAGGTACAGATCTTTTTGGAATTATTGATAACTTTCTAATGTTAGGCGAACCAAAAGATCCAAATTTAATTCCACGATTTGTACCTGAAATAAATTTGGATGTTCTATTTCTGAAGTAATCAAAATCTTCTGGTGTCATCTATTTGCCTTTTGTGCTTTTTCCTCTTCTTCTCTAATGTGATTTTCAAGAAGTGCCAAGTAAATTTCACGTTCCCAAGGCATCATATTTTCAATCTCAGTCAATGAGTATTTATGATACTGCATCAAGGCAAAGTTAATTCTGTAATAAGATTCTAAGTCTTCATGACTTAGCATTATCCGAAAAAACTGGAAAGTCCTTCCAAAATAATTTCATTTTCAATGCCAGTGCTTGGATTCTTAACTGTCAAAGTATGTGAAAGTTTTGGCATAGTATCAAAAAACTCTTCAATGCCTTTGAACTGATTAGAATCAAAAGTTTCCAGCCACTCAATTATTTCTTTCCTAGTTACATCAGAAGATGACCATGATTCTTCTTTAGTGTATACCATGTCAATACATGATGCAACAATATCAAATGATTTATTAATAGTTTCTTTACTATTATTTTGTGCTGAGAAATTAAAGTTATTATCAATAAATTCTTGAAGAGATGGATACTTCATTTTGATTGTGATTGAATCATCAATCTTGATTTGATCAGTATGACCTTCTGGAATTATGACTTCAATCTCATCAATATTAACAGCAACATCTACTTGAGTTTTGTTATCATCTGGACAAGTAATAATTAACTCTACTGTTTCTCCAACAGATTTTGCTCTGATATTTAAAAACAGGTATTCAATATCAAAACTTGGAAGAGTATCAATTTTAATTCCTCTTGTCAAAACACAATCTTTAAGAGTAGTTTTAACTGCATTGGTGATTTCTTTTGGGTCACCACCCTCCATAGCAAGGATTAAAATTTTTTCTTCTTTAACCAGGAATGGTCTGTATTTAACTGGTTTTTTAGTTGATGGCAGAATCAACTCATAGGTTGGAGTTACAACTTTAGGTAAAGGCATTTTAAAATATTAAATTCAGATATGACTATTTATTATCCAACTCCACGTGGTATTGGATTTAATCCTGTGGATGGAATAAATCTATTAATTAAATCAACTTGCCTATTTAATTCTCCTAAAGTTCCTCCAGTAGCATTTGTCTGATTTGGTTGATTTGGTTGATTTGGATCTTGATATAACTTACCAACATTCTCTTGTATATAATACCTATCATAATTAAAAGTGATTGTAGTTCTTAGTATATTTGATTGCTCATATGATACTGGAACTGAAATTAAATTTGATGGATATGCATTGATCAATGAGTAGGTATAAGTTTTTGGATCATTTATGCCACCCTCAGTTCCCCTTTTAGAAAGTCTTTGATTTGATGGTCTAAACTCTCTTTCAAACTTGACAATATTAATATTGCATTCATATTTGTTTGGATAATTAAATTTAAAGTAAGCATTTTGTGCTACACCACCACCTTCATTCAATGGAGAAATTAGATCCATCCAACCATTAAAAAATCTTAAGACATCATAATCATACTTTATATAAAAACTTACATCTACAGGAGGATAAATTCTTTTAGTCGGATATTGTTCAGTAACACCTTGTCTATCACCAAATACACTTCCAAGTTCATAAGATGCTCCAGGAAGAACTGCTTCGTATGCAAGCAGAGATATTGTTTGAGTTTGGTTTTGAGTAAATCCAAGAGTGTTTGCTATGTTGCCTGCCTTAATATCAACTGCAAAAATTGATGTTAAAGATAAATTTAAAAGTCCTTCACTTTTAATAACAGTTTCTGTGGCACTTGCTGTTTTCCATAATCCATCATTTATCCAAGTATTATTATTGTCTACTGGAAATCCTGCCATCTAAATACTTTGAGATCCTATATTATATGTATGAGTTATAAAGGAATATATAAACCCTCATACCCACAAAAATATATTGGAGACCCAAAGAATATAATTTACAGGTCTCTGTGGGAAAGAAAGTTTATGGTATATTGTGACACCAATGAAAATATTTTGAAGTGGTCTTCTGAGGAAATATGGGTTCCTTATGTTTCTCCATTAGATAATAGAGTTCATAGATATTTTCCTGACTTTTTTATCAAGTATAAAAACTCTTCTGGAATCATAAAGGAAAGTCTAATTGAAATCAAACCAAAGAGACAAGTAAATGGTCCAGATTTAAAGAAGAGAATGACTCAAAAACAAATGTATGAAGTCAAAGAGTATGCCAAAAATCAGGCAAAGTGGAAGGCAGCAGAAGAATTTTGTGCTGATAGAAGATGGGAGTTCCAAGTTTTAACGGAGGATAATCTTGGCGTATAAAACTATCTTCGAAGAACTTAATGAAAGGAGTGGTGGAGCAACTCAATCTAGATCTTGGTATAGATCTCAGGTATTCCAGAACTATCAAGCAGATCCATCCAAACTTATAAGAGGAGATCAATTTGATGAAGCAGATCGTGAATTAAAAAGAGATAGGAATGTTGTTAGATCATTCCCAAAATTGTTTAGTCTAATGTTCTATCAATACAAAGCAAAAACTAGAAGGGATTTGCCCTTCTATGATAAGTATCCTCTTACATTTGTATTGGATATTCAACCTAAACATTTCTTTGGAGTCAATCTTCACTACTATTCTCCAGAAGAAAGGATGGGAATAGCAGCAGGACTAGCAGCAAATAGAATTCCAAAGTTTGAAAAGGGAGCGCATAAATACTTGTACAGCGAATTAAGAAGTCCTTTGTTAGACTTAGCAGAACAAGAATGGCAAACTATTTGTCTGTTACCAGTAGAAGAATTTGTAAGGGACTTGGGTGGGGTAGAGATACCAATACTTTCAGAAAGAGTGTGGGGTAGATAGATATGGCAGATTTAAATTGGACTACTACCCCAGAAGGATATAAAGAAACTACTTTTGTAAGTAGAAATGTAGAGTATATCCAACAAGTTAGATATGACTCAAATAAAACCCCAACTACTTGGATATATGAAAGTCAGGAAAATGAGAAAAATTTATTAGCAAGAGTTAGAAATAATGAACCCCCTCAACTCACAAGTTTGGGTGGTGGGTATGGAGATACTTTTGTAAATATAACTGTCAAGCAAGCACTAAAAAAT